GTTGACCGTGACGGTCTGTGTGGCGGACGCCTTGGAGCCGCGCGCAAGGGGCGTAAGATTGAGATAGCCGCCCGAAACCGTGCTGGTGGCACCCGAGGTCGCCGTGAGCGTCCATCCGGCGCCAGCGGAGAAATCGCCATTGGTGACCGCTGCCGTGACCGTGGGCCGCGTAACCAGAACATCATCCACCCGGATGCGCATGAGTTGATCGGTGAACTCCATCAGCGCGGCATCGGTGGCGCCGAAGACGAACTCCTTCACGCGGCAAGCGGTGTTGTTGTAGGTGGTGGAGAGATATTCCAGGCCGGGGCGCATGAAGGCGGGGCCACTGGTCAGGGGCAGAAGATTGGTCTGCTGTTCGGCGGCAAGCCGCATGCGCTCCAGATCGACGCGCGGCAGATGCTTCTTGTCCTGGACGCCGACGTTGAAAGCCTGAAGGTAGGTGTTGACGCGAGGCATCAGAGACCGCGCCGCGTTCCAGAGAGCGAGCCGCGACGAAGGCGGGATTTGACCAGCCTGCCGGCGGGCGAATACGACACCCGCTCATCGACCGCATCGAGCGTCTTGGCCTCGCTCAGCAGTGCCTTGGAGAGATTGAACAGATCGTTCCTTGTGCCCTTGTCCGACGAGATTGGCAAAGAGCATTGGAAAGCGAGGTAAGCCGCGAATGCTTGTGCGAACGGCTCACGCCACTCGCCGATGTTCCAGCCATAGGCATCATCGTTGGAGACATAGCGGACATAGAGCGTGTCGCTGTTGGCGTACCAATAGCTGCCCTCGTCCGCGAAATCCTCATAGCCGATGGCGAATGCCGGGTCGGTATCGATGTTGGCCGTGCGCACCCAATCGGTAGGCTTGGAGAATGCATATTGGTAGCCGAACAGCGGCTCGACATCCTCGTCCTCGCTCAACTGCGAGGTGCGCAGCGCGAAGTTCCACAGGCCCTTGGCGAGCATGTATTCGCCGGATTCCTGCCATGCGTCATCGAGCGCATAGCGGGCAGCACTTGCCTCGGTAAGGCTTGCCACGCCGGCAGCATTGCCGAGATAGCGCAGAGCCGATTTGTAAATTGATAGTCGGCTGGCCATGGTCAGTCCTCGCCGAATACGAGTTTGCGCTTGGCCATTTCCATCATGACCAGAATCTCACCAGCGTTCGCATTGCCGGTGATCCAGATTTCGCCGTCATCCGTCGTCCCAAGGATGGCGAGACTTGTGAACGCCTGTCCTTTGGCATCCTCAAGCACTTGATCGGGATCGAACCGGAAGCTCTCGCCGATCTCGACCGGCTCAAGCTTGACGACGTTGCTCATGCCGCGAGCCCGGATGCATTCTTGGCGTGTGCGATGGCGGCTTGAACCGCATCAGCGCGGGTCTTGTGATCCTTGCTCACCACCAGATGCGGGTCACTGGTCATCACGCGCCACTTGTGGGCCGGGGCGAAATTGACCACGTAGCCAGCCGGAGGCGCCGGAGCATCATCAGGAACATCGCTGGGCTGCTCGACTACGGGCTTCTTGGCCGTGACCTTGGTCAGGTCGATCGCATGCAGCAAGGCCGTCTTGACCCAGCCGACACCGGTTTCCGTCACCAGCAGATGCAGGCGCCAGGACATATCCTCGGGCAGGACAATGACCTCATCGCTGGCCTTTAGCTTGGAAAAGACATTCGCCCAATTGCCGGGGATCGAGACATCTTCCATCGTCATGCTGTTGGGGACGATCATGCGACGAAGCGTGCGGGTGAAATCAGCGCTGTTGAGCGCCGTGTTCGCTGGGATTTTCATGGGTGCCTCATGAGGGTTGAGCGCGGTTCGGGGGCCAGCGCAATCTGGCCAGCCCCCTCGACCGCGAGTGGAGGCAACACCGCGACCGAAGCCGCAGAGTTGCGTATCAGGTGATCGCGGCGGCGGCCTGTACGGTCGCGGCGGCGCCGCTCACGCTCAGGACCTGGTAGAGCTTGTACTTCGGGCCGGTCGTGGCGACCGCGAAGACAAGATCACCGACGCGCATGCCCTTAGTGACGCCATCCGAGAAATAGCCGGCGCCCACAATCGTGGCGTCGGCATCGGAAGTCGTCTGGTAGACGAAGGCACGCGGGATGATGCCGCCCCCGACAGGGGCGAACACCATTGCGAGGTTGTCAGCTACATAAGCCATTGTCCGTTCTCCTTACGTGGCAACGAACGCCGAGCCGTCGTGAGTCCATTTCACGATGCCGGTGTTCTGGAGGATTTTTGCTCCGTGGAAGACGGTGGCGCGGGTCCAGGACGTGTCCTGCTTCTCGTCGTAGCCGATGGCGATCTTTTCCTCGCCAACGTTCACCGCATAGCCGATGGCGTCGCGATGGAAGAGATAGCAGATTTCCGCTGCGGTACCGAGACCGGTCACGCGGCTGGAAACAGCCCAGTTGATGCCCATCCAGCGGAACATCCTGCGAGCAGGACCGCCGAAGGGCTTGACATCCACGTAGTCGCCCGAAGCAAATTCGGTCGTCTGCAGGAGGTAGCCACGGAACGCCGGGGAGATGATCGCGAACATGTTGTTCTCGTCTTCCACCGGGATATCCGCATTGCCCAGGATGGCCTGCGCTCCGGCGACCATCTGCAACGATGCGGTCTGCGCCGTCGAAGGATAGTCCTGGGTAGCGTTGGCCAGTTCAGCAAGCAGCGTGAGATCGATGTCGCGGTTGATGACCGCCATCGACGCATTCTGCATGATGCGCTTCTGGTCGCCCTGCGAGGCGAAGATGTTGAACCCGGTCAGCTCGTAGGGAGCGTGCTTTTCGACAAGCGTTGCCGTGTTCTGGTTGTTCGTGGGGTTGCCGTACGGGATCTGCCCGTTGGTGCCACGAGAGACTGCGGTGTCAGTACCGGAGCCGGAAACGAGGAACGTGGCCTGGTTGCCACTGATCACTGCTTCCTTGGTCGTCATCGCCTTGAGCAGGCTCACGCGCTGCTCGAAAGCTCCTACGAATTCTTTCCGGTATTGAATCATTGCGGCTTCGATAGCCATGATCAATTCCTTTCAAGAGTTGAGGGAGGTTTGGAGCCGCAGTCGTGCAGGGTGGCCGCAAGCGTTCCGGGGCCTCTTGCGAGGGGTGGCCGGTGTCTTTCGGGGCTTCACGTCTTGGGCGGGTAGACTTGCCGGTTCGGGGCCGTTGCCGGGGTGGCCGAGCGGGCAATAAAAAAGCTCGCCAAAGCGAGCGTTCATTCTCTGACAGGCGTCAGGAATTTCACTTCTTGCGCTTCAGTTCCTTCTCCAGGATTTGCGCATATTCCTTGTCGAGACCTTGCTCGTAATAAGCATCCGTCCCGATAATCTTCTCGATCTCCTCCTTGCGCGCGGTGTGCTTGCGCTCGCTATCGCTGGAGGTGAAAGCAACATCGCCGAACTTCTCGCGGCCCATGTCGGCGGCCCATGCGATGAACTCCGGCAGATCGCCAAGACGCTTACCGTCAATGCGGGCCTCTGCCCATTTGGCGCCTACACCGGGAATGCCCTCGATAAAGCGCCGGGCGATCGTGGTGTTGGCCTTGTACTCGCCGTGCGCCCAATCCTTGCGCAGCGCATCCTCGGCGTCTTCCGCAGCCTGATTGTCGATCTCGATCTGCTTGGCCTGTGCGGCCTCAGCCATCTCGACATACCATTCCGACGCGATTTCCACGACATCGGGCCGGGCGCCCTTCTTATGAGCGAACTCGGTGAAGGAGTTGAGGACCGGCTTGTCCTCGTCCACCAGGCGCTTGACCACCGTCTCCGGCAGCTTGTAGCCGGTCGGATCGTCGGGAATACCTTCGGCCCTGCGCCATTCGGCCATGGCCTTTTCGTCTTTGCCGTCAGGCTTGGGCATACGCTGCTGGCCGGAGCGGATGGCCGCCTGTGCCTCACGCAGAGCCCGCGCGACACCCTTGGGCGAACCATAGCGCGAGATGGCCTTGGCGACATCATCGTCACCGCCAGCCATTTCCTCGCGCCAGTTATCACCCCATGGCGACTTGGCTTCGGTCTTCTCAGCCTCGCCAGACGTACCTTTGTCGAGCGCGGTGGTTGCCGTGTCCGCAGGCTTCGCCGCCTCTGTGGTGGCTGCTGTGGTCGATTGCGTGGTGGTTTCGGCTGTCTTGGTCGTCGTGTCGGTAGTCTCAGCGGTCTTATCGACCTCTGCCGTGGTGGTTGCCTCGGTCATTCTGGTGCCTC